CCGGTAAGAATTAAATCCGCTGATGTTAATGCCATGTCCATCGTAAAAGGTGGAACTTGGTGGGTTAAAGTATTCATTAGATTACTTTCTCCCATTGGGTTGTCTGTTACCGGACCGCGAGTAAGAGCTATTGTCGTTATCTTCAAAAGAATTTCAACACTCGGACAGCAGCAAGGGATTAGGGGACTTGTCATCTACCTAAAAGCTTGCCACGTGTGCCTCACGCAGGCGCTTGCTGGACATAAAATTAAAGACACTTCTAGACTCGGATGTCGGGTATCCCGAACCAATAAAGGGTATCCGAGGTTGATTCTATCTTCGGATAGAATCAGAGTTTTGGGTAATGAACCTGGAATCCTGCGTTTTTATCAGACCGTTTTTGGTCTATACAGGATCCTAAGTTTTGAAGGGAAACTGAGATTCGGTTCTATTACGAACCCTTTCTCAGGGTCCGAATCATTTATTATGAATGATTTGGTTCCCCTAATACCATCCTTTATTGCGGCTTTACCGCTGCATAAAGTTACATCCCTCAGAGATGGGGGAGTTACATGGATTGGCGGTCTTAAAAGGGTTATCACCCCAGGCCGACCCGCTATGTATGCACACCTTTTAGGTCTGTATGCAGAGCTGAAACCGTTGTGGCTTGCCAAATCGGCTGCCGGAACGGACCATGAAGGTATTCAGGTATCATCTCATCCTTTCTTAATGTTACGAACTGTGAGAACAATTATGAGTTCTCCTATTTACGCAGATTTTAAAACTTTCTTCAAGCTTTTCCCCGTAAATGCTCCTTTTACTAAAGCTTTTGAGGCAGCCGAGAAGGTTGCTCATTACTTTAAACCAATGCTTACCTTAGGTAAGATTGGAGTAAAAGAAGAGGCTGCGGGTAAAGTTCGACTGTTCGCTATGGCGCCAACTTGGTTTCAGATCTTACTGGACCCCATTCATAGAATGGTCTTCCAGATTCTGTCTCACATTGAGCAGGATGGAACCTTTGATCAAATTGGCCCACTTACGAACCATGCTGAAAGGTTTAAGGAATCTTATTCTTTAGATCTTACTGCAGCTACGGACCGATTACCGTTAAAGTTGCAGATCGCTATCCTATCAGAGATGATAGGGCCAGAAATTGCGAATGCGTGGGCTCGTCTCTTAACGGAGATCGAGTACTCGCTTCATAGCGTCCAGTTTGGTGTCTCTGCAATACTTAAGTATGCAGTGGGACAGCCGATGGGAGCACTATCTTCCTGGGCGATGCTAGCTTTAACACACCATTTCTTGGTGCAGGCTTCAGCCTG